AAGGAAATGTTGATTGAGGAATGGGGAGGAGATAAGGTTGTACCGATATCAAATTTTAACACTCTCCAATTGCGATCATTAATCAAAGATATTTCTAAGTTTTATCAGATTCCATTCACCGAAGTCAATGGAGTTACTGCTCGGATGCTGAAGGAAGCAACTCCCGTAGCCAAGAAAAAACATGGTATTAAATCTGGCGTTTACACCCCTACATTTGAAGAGGTGATGGAGTTTTCAGAATCACTTAAGAATTTTCTTAATAAATATCCGCATGTTGAAAATCATATTAATATTTTATATGGCCAAATGCGCTCCGTCTCTCGGCATGCAGGCGGCATTGTTATCGGAGAAGACTTAGATAAGTATATGCCTTTGATTAATAGCGGGGGCATAACTCAAACCCCTTGGTCCGAGGGGCAAAATGTACGGCACCTTGAACCAATGGGTTTTATTAAGTTTGATGTTCTTGGTCTTTCCACTCTTAAAATGATTGAAGGGGCGATTGGTCACATTTTAAAACGACATCATGGGGTTGAAAATCCCACATTTAAGGATATAAAAAAGTATTATGATGATAATTTACATCCTGAGAAAATAGACCTCCACGATCAGAAGGTTTATGAAAATATTTTTCATAAGGGAAAGTGGGCTGGGATATTCCAATTCACTGAAAATGGCGCTCAGAAATTTTGTAGGAAAGCAAAGCCTAGAAATATTATTGACGTTGCCGCCATTACTTCTATTTATCGACCGGGCCCACTTGGAGCAAATGTTGATAAGCTTTACGTAAGAGCGAAGAAAGCACCGGAAGATATTTCATATGAACATGATTATGTCAAAGACTTGACAGAAGAGACTTATGGCTTTCTTATTTTTCAAGAGCAAATTGCTCTTTTGGCCCACAAACTTGGTAAGGACTTAAGTTTGGATGAGGGCAATAAACTTCGTAAACTTCTCACAAAAAAGGGAACTGGAGCAGTCGAAGAGCAGAAAACTAAACTAAAACTTAAGTTTGTTGCAGGTTGCATAGAAAAGGGCTTAACTAAAAAATGGGCTAATGAAATGTGGCAAAAATTTGAGTTCTTTTCTGGATACGGCTTCAACAAGTCCCATGCTGTTTCTTACTCAGTCATTTCTTATCAGTGTGCATGGCTTTTTAATTATTATCCCGCAGAATGGATGGCTGCATTTTTAGACAAAGAGCCTGAAACTAGAAAAGAGAAAGCAATTAACTTGGCAAAGAAATTTAAATTTAAGGTGAAACCACTCGACATTAATAATTCTGGTATTGTTTGGGAAATTGATTCGGATAACAAAACCTTGATTCAACCCTTAACTTCATTAAAGGGGCTCGGAGATAAAGCAATTGAGCAGATTATTAATAATCGACCTTTTAATACTGCGGAAGAATTTCTTTTTAATGATAAAATCATATACAGCAAATTAAACAAGAAGGCGTTGGACGTTCTAGTCCGAAGCGGCGCCGTAAGTAACCTTGTTGACGATCGTTTTACTGGATTAAAACATTTTTGGTCTGCGGCAGTTGTTGATCGTCCAAAAAGTTTGAAGAAATTTGAAGAAAATATAGGATTGTATTCTCCGGAGGGCGATTTTAACGATGAAGAGAAAATTAATAATCTCGTCTCTCTTACTGGTATATTTCCTATGAATTTAGTTTTAGATAGTGCGGTCAAACAAAGACTGGCTTACTATAAAGTGCCCCCTATAGGGGACTGGGACAACGATTTGGGAGTAGCTTGGTTTATTCCAAGAGAAGTAATCCCAAAGAAAACAAAGAATGGTAAAACATATTGGATTCTTAAAGTGATTGATAACACTTCGACTGTCACTTCAATTAAGTGCTGGGGTGTTAATCCAGAACGGGATGAAATATATTTAAATCACCCCTATATGAGTAAACTTGATTATGATGAGCAGTGGGGGTTTAGTACTCGCTCAATTAAATATAACTTTAGGCTGTTAGCCTAATTAAGATAGGGAGATAAATGAGTTTTTCTAGAAAACTGCGTCGCAAGAGCGCAAATAAATTAAAAAAGAATGCTGAAAAAGAGATGGCAACAAAAATTGCACTTTTTGGGAAAATGGCTTCAAACTGTTTGACATGTGAAGAACCTTTTGATAAAATGAACAAAGAGCATGTAATGTCTTGGAGCGTTGTTGTGCGTGAAAACGAAGAAAAAGTAAATCTCTATTGTCCAGAGTGCTGGGAAAGAGCAAAACTACTCATAGAAGACTTTAAAAAACATTTGGAGAAAAAAAATGATTCTTGAATATAGTAAAATTCGGCCTGATGTAGAGGATCCGTCCCGGGCAAATCCAAGCGACGCGGGAATGGATGTATATTACAGTCCCGCAAATGGGAGCGACGTTTGGATTGATCCTTCTTTTAGTGAACGTCTCCAAACTGGCTTAAAATTTGGCATTCCTCATGGCTATATGCTACAAGTCATGAACCGATCGAGCATCGCCGCTAAAAGAGATCTCGTCGTTGGCGCCCATGTTGTTGATTCGGGGTACGATGGAGAAGTTTTTGTTGACTTGCATAATATAGGCAATATGACTCAAGTTATAAGCCCAGGTGATAAAATAGCACAGGTTGTTTTGGTGCCCGTTATTCCCTTCAGAATAAGTGAAGTGGATGAAGAAGACCTTTATGACGAGTATCCCATCGCGCTATCTGATCGCGGCAACGGCGCGCTTGGTAGCACCGATGACGATAAAGGCGACGATGATTACGATGATTATGAAGACGAAGACGAAGACGAAGACGAGGATTGGGAAGATGAAGAATAAAAACAGCGTCTTGGCGGGTCATGATTTTGGTTTTGGTACTACAGCTGAAAGGAGAAAAAGAATATGAGTAAGGAATCTAGAAGTTTGATGCAAGGTAGCGATGTATATGTAGGAAACGATGTGTATGTTGAGGGGGAAAAAAAGAAACCCTGTAAGGCGAAAAAAGGATGTAAAAAGTGCAATGACAAAAAAGTTGATCACCCGGCACACTATAACGTTGGCAAAATCGAAGTTATTGATGCCATTGAAGATTGGGAACTTGGTTTTAACGACGGAAATGCGATTAAATATATCGCGAGACATCAACGCAAGGGGGATCCCATTCAAGATATTGAAAAAGCTATTTGGTATCTTAAAAGACATTTAATAAACCTTAAGGAGGGAAGAAACAATGGATAACAAAACAACAGAATTAATGTTTTCATCAGGAAGGCTTAACTGGTCTACACCACAAGATTTTTTTGATAAATTAGACGGGGAACTAGGACCCTTTACGCTGGACGCATGCGCGTCGAAGGAAAATACTAAATGTGAAAAATATTATTCTTCAAAGGATGATAGTTTAAAACAAGATTGGTCTGAAAATATTGTTTTTTGTAATCCTCCTTACGGACGAGGAATTAAGTACTGGATTAAAAAAGGATATGAGGAGTCCTTAAAAAACAACACAAAAGTTGTTATGCTTATCCCATCTAGGACAGATACAAAGTACTGGCATGAGTATGTTATGAGGGCACAGGAAATTAGATTTGTGAAAGGAAGGCTAAAATTTGGTAATTCAAGTAATTCCGCACCCTTCCCTTCGGCTGTTGTGGTTTTTAATTCAGGGCCCTCACCTTCCATTTCGACAATGCAGAACAGAGGAGAACAATGATCCAACGAGGTTTTAGAGAAAGCTTATCTTTTGATGATGTTTTGCTCGTACCACAATATAGTGAAATTGAAAGTAGATCTCAGGTTGATATAAGTAGCAATTTAGATAATAATCTTAAATTTACCCTTCCAGTCATTTCCAGCCCGATGGATACAGTGACAGAGGAGGCCATGGCTATTGCAACACACACTGCCGGCGGTTTCGGCATTGTACATAGATATAATTCAATTAATGAACAAGCTGGCATTGTTAAAAGAATTCGAGAGAAAAATTCTAGCATGCCAGTTGCCGTAGCCATCGGGGCTACTGGCGATTACATCGAGAGAGCCGAGAGAATGGTGCATCTTGGTGTGAAAATATTATGTGTCGACACAGCCCACGGGCACCATGTAGCAATGGAACGCGCTATCAAAACCTTAAAAGATAATTATGGGCAAAGGACACACATTATGGCTGGTAACGTCGCGACTTTGGAAGGATTTAATGCTCTCGCAGAGTGGGGAGCAGACAGTATTCGTGTCGGCATCGGCGGCGGTAGTATATGTTCCACTAGATTGGTTTCAGGCCATGGCGTCCCAACTCTACAAAGCATCGTAGAATGTGCCAGAACACCGTATTCAGCAAAAATTATTGCTGATGGCGGGATCAAAACAAGTGGAGACATTGTTAAGGCCCTGGCCGCAGGTGCAGATTTTGTTATGGTTGGGTCTTTATTCGCAGGGACAAAGGAGACACCGGGAAATGTTTTTACATCAAACAAAGGAAAGAAGTATAAAATCTACAGAGGAATGGCATCAACAAAAGCACAAGAAGACTGGAGGGGGAAATCTTCCACCCCGGAAGGAGTTTCAACTACAGTTACCTACAAAGGGAAGGTTGCTTCTATATTGGATAATCTTTTGGGCGGTATTAGGAGTGGATTTAGCTATTCTGGTGTGCGATCTTTGAAAGATCTACAAATTAAAGCTAAGTTTATTCGGCAAACCGCCGCTGGCCAAGTAGAAAGCTCTACTCATATTATGAGAAAATAAGATGTCTGAATATGGTTACGATAAAAAACAAATTTGTTTTGATAGTGTGGTAAAATTACACGCTGATCTTAAAATAAGGTTACACCACGATAACATAAAAATTAAAGAATTTTTTAATGAAGTAGTAAAAGCCTATGTTGAAAGAGACGAATACCTAACGGAGTTTGTGGAGAAACTAAAAGAAAAAAAGAAAATCTCTCAGAATATCAGAAACAAATCTTCGAAGTCACGTCAAAAACAAAAAGAAATTATTAATCAATTTGGTTTGAATAAAGATGAAATTGAAAATATATTTGATATAATAGAAAAGGAGAATTCAGAGTTATGAGAAAGTGTTTAGAAA